CAAGTGTCAAAAAAGAAAGCGACTGAAGATCAATTTCATGAGCTGCATAACTTAGTCACTAAAGAGTTTTTAACCCGTATCAAATCAGGTGAAGCAACTACACAAGATCTAAAAGCAGCTTGTGATTGGCTTAAAACAAATGACATTAGTGGTGTTGCCCTAGAGGGTAATCCCTTGTCAAAACTGGCAAGCGTTATGCCGTCAGTAGATCCCGAACTTGTACAGAGCAGACTTTATGGCCGCAAGTAAAAAAAGATTTAGTGGTCCTAAATATGCCAACGGTAACCACAAGTCACAACAAAAAGCTTACAACGAAACTCCAAAGGGTTTAGCCCTACGTGTAAATGCTAACCGCTTAAGGCGGCAATTAAAGATCAAAAAAGGTGATCCTCGTGATGCTGGCCACTACAAAGGCAGCACTACTAAAGGTAGACCCCAAAACCGATCTAAAAATAGAGCACGTATTGCATGACCCCTTTACTTCCAACTCCTGAACATTACCTTTACAACCTAATAACCATGACATCCTCTGAAGCCAAGCGCCTTTGGAGGCGCAGTATCAAAGAACACTTTGGCTGCACATGTGTTTATTGCGGAGAGACTTATGAACTACACGAACTTACTTTGGATCATGTACATCCTCGTTCTCTTGGGGGCGAAGATGTCAATACGAATGTCGTACCAGCATGTACCAGATGTAATCAGGATAAAGGAAGTAACCATTGGCGCTCCTGGATGAGAGAGCGTTTCGGACAAAATCTACTAAGAGAATCACTGATTTCTTCACATATTAAATAATGGCTAAAACTAATACATCACTACGTATCAAGTCTGCTGGTAACCCGTTTACCAAAGACAAAACACTTGCTGCTATGAAAAAACGGTGGTCAAGTATGACCCCTGCACAACGTAAAGCTAACGTCGAAAACTTTCGATCAGCAGCTAAGGGTAAACCTAAGTCTCGACCTGCAGCAGCTCAACCTTCAGCTCAATCTCGAAGAACAAAGGCAATTGACGGTGTAGGTCCTTCTGATGAACAACGTCTAAAGGATTCCTCTCCGGAGGCTATGGCTGCTGAGCGTAATTACAAGAAGGAAAGTTTTTGTTGGTGTAGGTCCTTCCTGGTGAACAACGTCTAAAGGATTCATCTGCTGAGGCTATGCGACCTAAACGACATCGTGGTTGTGCACGTTCGCGATAAGTAACAAAAACTTTTAAATATTTATTCAGCCGTCTGGAAGGGCGGCTTTTTTTTATGGCAAGTCGCAAGGTTCCACAAGAAGTTAAAAATTTTGAGTTTGAAAGAATTAACCAACTACGACAGAAATTTGGTCGTGTCCCTAATGGGCAGGGTCAGTTTACTCACGAGGGTGTTTCTTACAAAGTTAAAACTAATAATGCAACTCCTTCAGGGTTGCAAATTAAACAAGTAGCTGTTGATCGAGCTGCTGATGCTACTCGTCGTGGTGTCAGACTTTCTGTCGATGATTACATAAATCATCCTAGATATAAAGGTGCTCCTAAATTGGCTCGTCAAATGTATAAATTTGATAAGGCTATGTTGAAATCTATGACTCGTCATGCTTCTCCAGCTTTTCACCTTGATCATATTAACCCTATAAATGGCGATTCAACAAGTATTGAGCACTATAGAAATAGACTGCATTTAGGTGCTTCAGATAATGGTGCAAAGTCTAATCGTGTTCCTTCACAAAAAGCTCTTGATTATCTTGGAATTGGTAACACTAAACAAGAAATGATTGATCGGGCCGCATCTAGTCCTTGGCCTAAACAAACTCCCAGAAATAGACGTACCCTTCTTCAAGGTGATCTTGGTACACCCTTTGAAAAAGGAATGGGTAAGCCTAAAAATGGTAAAAATGGCACCACCAACGGCTATACAAATGGTATATCTACTGACACCACCAGCGGCTATACAAACGGTAAATCTAACGGTCCTACATCACAACTTCCAACCCCACCTCGTAAAAAACTTTCTATTAGACCTAGTGGTACTGGATTTCGTGGTGTAACCCCTTACCTCAGTTACCTTCCAGAAATTGACGAAATTACTGGTGGTCACATTGACAACTTACTTCAATCTGGTGTCAATAACTTACGAACAAGTCTTGGATTTAAGCCTAATGACCCCAACAATAAACCTAAAGACTTTATCCAACAAGGACAGGATTGGTTGATTGATCAACTTGGTATCAATAAATAACTTATGACAAACGTCTTAGAGGCGTTACAAAGTGATTTCAAGCTTTTCCTACAAGCACTGTGGGATCAGCTTGATCTACCTTCGCCTACACGCGCTCAATACTCTATTGCTGACTACATCCAACACGGTCCTAAACGTCTACAGATACAAGCCTTTCGTTGTGTAGGTAAGTCGTGGATTACTGGTGCTTTCGTGTTGTGGACACTATTTAATGACCCAGAAAAGAAGATCATGATTATCTCCGCCTCCAAAGAGCGTGCAGACAACATGTCTATCTTCCTGCAAAAACTAATTATTGAAACACCTTGGTTAAAACACTTACAACCCAAATCAGACGACTCAAGATGGTCTCGTATCAGCTTCGATGTTCTTTGTTCGCCCCACCAAGCACCTTCCGTCAAGTCTGTCGGGATTACTGGCCAACTGACCGGTTCTAGGGCCGACCTGATGATCCTTGATGACATTGAAGTTCCTGGTAACTCAATGACTGAAATGATGCGCGAGAAATTACTTCAACTCTGTACCGAGGCTGAATCTATCCTTACCCCTAAGGATGACTCCCGTATTATGTACTTAGGTACACCCCAAACTACATTTACTATCTATCGCAAGCTTGCTGAGCGTAACTACAGACCCTTTGTCTGGCCAGCTCGTGTACCACGCAAACTATCTAACTACGAAGGACTAATTGCTCCTCAATTACAAGAAGATATTGATAATGGTTCAACAGCTTGGGATGTAACTGACCCAGATCGCTTTACAGATGAAGACCTTATTGAACGTGAAGCAGCAATGGGACGCAGCAACTTTATGCTGCAGTTCATGCTCGATACCAGCCTTAGTGATGCTGAAAAGTTTCCACTTAAAATGGCTGACCTTGTCGTTACTAGCGTTAATCCCGCTACTGCTCCAGACAACATCATCTGGTGCTCAGACAAACAAAATATTATCAAAGACCTCCCAACAGTTGGCTTACCTGGAGATTATTTCTACGCTCCAATGCAGTTACAAGGAGAATGGGACAATTACCAAGAGACAGTATGTTCGGTTGACCCGTCGGGCCGTGGAACGGATGAAACAGCTGCAGCTTATATCTCCCAACGCAACGGTTTCTTGTACTTGCACCAAATGCGAGCTTACAGAGATGGATACAGTGACGATACACTCCTTGACATTCTAAGAGGGTGCCGTAAGTTTAACGTTACTAAACTCGTAGTAGAAACTAACTTCGGTGACGGTATTATCGCTGAGCTATTTAAAAAACATCTTGCACAGACACATCAACCAATTGACGTAGAAGAAGTACGTGCCAATGTACGTAAAGAAGACCGTATCATTGACACCTTAGAACCTGTCATGAACCAACATCGCTTGGTTGTAGACAAATCAGTCATTGACTGGGATTACAAGTCTAATCAAGATGAAGCCCCAGAAAAACGTCTCATGTACATGCTCTTCTATCAGATGTCTCGTATGTGCCGAGAGAAAGGTGCCGTTAAACATGACGACAGACTTGATGCTTTAGCTCAAGGTGTTAAATACTTTACTGACGCTATGGGTATCTCTGCCCTTGAACAAATTAAATCTCGTAAACGTGAAGACTGGGATGACATGCTCCAATCATTCATTGATGACCCTCAACAATCAGCAAATCACCTTGTTTTTGGTATGAATAAACAACAAAGACAACAAGCAAGAAGCATTAACCAAAACTCAGTCCCTAACTGGGTTTAACTGCGGTCCCTGCCGTATACAGGGAGAAGGGTGGACTTCCTGTGTTTAAGGGGGACTCGTTCTCCCTTTTACTAAGACATGCCTGAATCATGTCGTCTTAAGTCCCGCTATTTCCCAACTGACACAACTAACTTCCACTGACATATCTTTATTGATTTCCTGTACTGATCATGTTCTTCATGACATGTACATCAGTAATCAATTCTGATAGCTACGTTAGTTACATGGTATTACATGGTATGAAAGTATTAGAATTCCCTGGTAATGAACAAGACTGTTCCTTTACCTATCATCGTACACGTGAAGGTCCTAACTTCTTTGTTAGCCACTATAAAGGTTCAACACAAGGTCAT